GAGCTTTCCGTTTCGGTTTCAAAGTCGGCGCAATACTTGATCGTGTCGCCAGCGTAGAAGCGGATGGGCTTGTGCATCTTCACGATCAAGATGCCGTTCCACAGGCCCGCCTCACCCAAGAACAGGGGGTGATTGCCCGCCTGGCCAGCACGCGCCATGGCCGATGCCTGGAACGAGCGGAAAGCGGGGTCTGTGGCAAAGCCGCTGTACTGGGCAGGGCTGACCAGCAGCACGCGCAGGGGCGAATCGGTAGCCGCCTTGTCACCCTCAAAAATTACGGGTGGGGGTGGCAGAGCGATTTGCTCCATGTAGGTGCGAATGCCGTCCACCGTGTCCATCTTGAACAGATCGGTTGTGGCCAAGTCCACTTCACCGGCGGCCACCGTAAAGGGCTTCACACCGTTGCCGCCGTCTGCAATGAAGTGGCGGTTCTTGGTGGGAGCCTTCACGGGGTTGACCAGGATTTCAGCGAAATCCGGGTCGGTGTCGGTAGGCACCACCCACTCGATGTTGTTGTGGTAGCCGCGCGCACCGGCCATGTGGACGTGCAGGGTCTGGTCCACGTACTTGTCCATCAGCGCTTGAGCCACAGGGCGGCCGAGCTGGCGGAAGTCGTGAGGACTGCGGATCTGCGTCATCACATCGCCCAGATCCACGGGGAATCGGGCTTGGTTGACGCGCAGACGGTCCTCGGACAGCTTCATGCCCACGCCACGGCCTTCGGCGTACTTGGAGCCCATGATGGGCTTGGCACCCACAGGGTTCAGCAGGTGGAAAGTCACCTCGTCGCCACGGCCCTTGCCCAAGTCTTGAGCGCGCACGATGGGCATGTGCTGGGTGGTCTGCTTGCGCAGGGTTGCGGTTGCGCCGCTGGTGCCCTTTGGCATGGGGCCGGTCAGGCGTGCCATCTGGGTGTTGCGGGTGTTGTGGGTGGCGAACAAGCCAGCGGCTTGCTGAACCATTGCCATGGGATCGCCATAGCGTGTTTGCGTTTTCGTGGTCATGTGGACCTCCTTCGATGGGACGGGGGCTGCGCCTCACGGCGTGGCCCGAACCAGACTTACATCTGGCGACTCAAGTAAAGATCGCGCTGGGCCTGGGGCATGGACTCCAAGGCTTCGACTAGATCAGCTGGTGACAAGGCATCCAGTGCTTCCATGCGGCTCGATGCACCAGCACGGCCGCCCGGAAAGTCCGAGAGGCTGGCGGGCACAGCGGGTTGCACGGCGGCAATGGCTGCCTTGGCGGCGGCTTTAGGGTCCACGCTGGGCGCGGGCGCTGCGGCTGCCTGAGTTGCTCCGGTTTCCTTCTTGAACGTGTCGAAAAGCTCGATCACCTGCGCTGCGGTGCCCTTCCCGTCTGGGTCGAGCACGGCGCGGTAGGCGTCGCGTACAAAGCTGGGTTTGCTGTTGATCCAGCTGTCCAGCTCCTGGCTTTCTGCAACCGAATCCGCGTCGGGATGGGCCTCGTAGATCGCCGCGTAGTGCTTTTCAATCGCGCTGACCTCTTGCTGCTGCTTGAGCGGCGCGATTTCCTGGCGCAGTTCCGTAAAACCTTGCTTAATCAGCGTGGCAATGCCCTTGGCCATGGCGGCTTCGGAGAAGTCCCCGAAGATCGCCGGGTCCACCTCGCCGCTTTCCAGCGCCTGCACCACAAGGGCGGAAGCGTTGTCGGCGGCAGTCGGGGCAATGCCTGCGGCGGCGCGCTGGTCGGCCTGGGCGCGCAAAGCGGCCAGTTCGTCCTGCGCTGCCTTGGCGGCTGCGCGTGCTGCTTGCTCGGCTTGGCGGGCTTCTTCCAGCTTGGAGTACGGGATGGTGTGTTTGCCATCCTTTGCCAGAATCACGGCGTTGGCCGGGTCGGGCTCACTTGCTGCTGGCGTTGTTGCTGCGCCTGGTTCGTCTTTGGAAGGTTCCAGCTCGGCTGCCTGGTCGGTGCTGGCCGCTGCTTCTGCGGTGGTAGCGCTGGGCACGCTGCCTGTTTCCGGCAACTTGGTGCCGGTATCGCCCTCTGCCAGTTCCAGGAACTGGGCCGCTTGTTCAGGGGTCATCACGCCGTCTTGCGCGTGCTGTTGGAGAAACTCTGTTTGTTGAGTTGTGGTCATGTCTGTCCCACCACATATCGCCGTGGCCGCAAGGGTTCAGAGCATTCGGGTGAGGCGGGCCAGGAACTTGCCCCGGCCCGCAGCGCCCTCCAGCTACGGGAATGCCACCCTTCACAGGGTTGCGTGTCGCCCAGCGCTTCACAGCGGGGGGCTTGAGACTGGAATGTGCCGGGTGTTGCGCCTGGCGTGAAACCGGATGGGGGGGAACCAGAGCGGCAGGCGTAAAAAAGCCACCTCAGCGGGTGGCTTTTGTCTGGTGGTTGTGGCCCTACTTGGACGCCGCGCGCCGTCGCTTGGCTGGTGCTGGCGCCGGTTCGGCAAGCTCCAGAGCCGCCAGTGGGATGCTGGCTTCCATGTAATAGTTACCGTTCATCCATGAGCACAAGATGCGCCCATCACCGTCCAGCGCGGCGGCGGCCATCAGTACCGAAGTGTTGGACTTGAGCCGCACTACGTTGCCTATGACGGCGGACACGTCGCCCGCGTCCTGGCGCACGTTGGCCAGCATGGACGAAAGCAAGTCCAGCTCACTGCGGATGGTCGATGCCTTTTTGCCCAACTCGGTCAGGTTGACCGCGTGCCCTTGGTAGTGCCTGGCGGCCTTCTTGAGTTCGTCAATCTTGCGCTGTGCCGTTTGCATGGCATCGGTGAGTTCACGCTTGGCGGAATCACGGCTTTGGAAGATGCTGCTCGCCGCGTTGTTGGCCAGCACGTTCAACCGCTCAATGAATTCCTGCTCTTGCTCTGTAGTGCTCATGGGCAATTCCTTAAATTTGGTGAACACATGATGCCAATGGACGGGCTGGGCTGTAAATCAGCCCCCGGCCAGCTTGGTGCGCAGCTCGTAGCCCAGCATCGGCCAGAGTTGGTCGATTGCCTTCTGGCGGGCCATACGCTTGCCCATATCGGCGTCGAAGTTCTCGGGGGATACCGGGCCTTCGTTGACGCCGATTACCTTTGTGCCGTTTTTCGTAATGAGCACGCAGATCGTCACCATATGCAAAGGCGATTCCGGCTCCTGAGCGTCCGCAAACATTGGAGCGTTGTCGCTAATGCACGCGCCCAGCACACCATTGGCTGCGGTGAAATAGTGTTCGCGCGCAATGATGGACTCAATATCGGCGGGGGTAACGCGCGGCCCAACGTTTGCGCCCTTGGCCTGGATTTCCTGCTCAATGGCTTGGTCTGTGTTCATTTCGTACACCTTCGTGTTCATGGGTGGGATGGGGAAAATCGGGGCGGTGGTCACTGGCAGGCCTCGCAAGTGCCTTCGCCCGACAAGTCGCAGGCCTTGCCCAGCGGGAAATCTGCCTCGAGTGCTGCAGGCAGGAAAGCCGCGATGCGCTCGGCCAGCACCATGGCAAGGTCGGTCATCACGTCCTCTTGGTGCATCAAGCGGTGGCGCTCGGCCGTGTCCAGGCTGCGGAATGGGCCTTTTTCATCGCCAATGAAGGCGCGCAGCTTGCGCAGGCGGTCCAGCAGGTCGGCGTGCTCGTCCACCACGCGCTGCTGGTGAGGGGCAAAGTTGCCTTGTGCTGGCGCGTCCAGGTTCACCCAGTCATCTGCCAAGCAATCATTGACGCTGGGAACCCATGTGCTCACGGTTTCATTGACGTTCTTGATGGCCAGGTAGGCGTTGTATGGCACCAGCGCGCCATCGCCAAAATGCGCTTTGGCTGCGCCAGTCTGGGCTGGATAGCTTGCTGGCGGCACAAGGTACACAAACATACCCTTGCCATTCCAGCCTTTGCGGGCGATGCGGTGGCCAGCTTTTACGGCCTCCAGTGCTTTTCCAAAGTTCACGCTGCTTCTCCTTGCAGGTTGTCGGTGGGGCTGGCCGTTTCAATGCCAGCCATGGGGGATGCGCCGTCATCCGGCACGGGCGGGAAAGCCGGGGACGTGTTGGTGTTGACCTCGGGCGCCACGCCTGGCGGCAGCGGTGGCACGCCAGCGGTGGGAAAGTTCGGGTCGTCGCTGCGCTCGGGGCGGACATAGCCCGCGCCCTGCATGATCGCGTCGGCCACGGGGGCAATCTGGGGCATCTGCGCCACCTGGGAGCCTGCCTGCATGGCGCTGAAAGCCGCCTGCACACCCGTCTGCACTGCCTGGGCCATGATCTGCTTGATCTGGGCCTCGCTCACGCGCTCCTTCATGTCCAGCTCGCGAGATTTGAGGTCGTGGCCTGCCTTCATCAGCGCCTGCTCCACAGCCTCCTGGATGCGCTGCTCCACTGCCTCGGGTGTTTCCTGCTGGCCAGCTGCGCGAATGGCCTCCACCACCGCGCGTTTGAAAGGCACATCCATGAGGGCAACCATGAAGGGCATGACTGCGGCCTGGTAGTTTGGCGGCAGGGCTTTGACTGTCTCGCCCAGGGATTTGAGTTGCTGCTGGCGGTAGGTGGTGCTGCTGGGCACTTCCTCCACGCCCACCTTGAGCATGGTGCGGGTCAAGTCGTTGGACAGGTACGGCAGGCCGGTCGCGGGGTCAATTTCTGGCTTGTTCAGCTCGATCACCCGGTCCTCGGTCACACCGTCCTGTCCCTCTATGGTCACGGTGCGCTGCTTGGTGCCCCAGTCCTCAATGATGAGAGCCATCAGGATTTCACCCACGCGGGTGCGTGCCGCGCGGAAGTTGGTCATCAGCGTGCCCAGGCTCTGGTTCGTCTGCTCCACCTGCGTCATTTCCTGCACGCCACTGGTAGCTGTACCGCTCTTGCCCTGGAACCCAGAGGTAATGACGCTCACGCGCTCGATGGCCAGGCGCGCGTCCTGCAGCATCTGGAATTGCTGGTCGTTGAGCTGGAAATCGCGGTGCACCTTGAACACGGCGCCTTGCCGGGCCATGTGCTCGGCATCCAGAACAATGTCGGCATCGGGCCGGGCAATCTGCTGGCGAAATTGGGCATCGCTCATGGCCACGGCGCCCTTGGTGCGCTCTGTCCGCACCACGCTCATGCCCCAGCGCAGCTTGGCCGTGCCGCTGTTCACGCTGTCCTGCTGATAGATCATGCTGCGGGCGTAGCCATAGGGCACGCCCGTGCGGTCCTCGCGGAAGGCCACGAACGGCACATAGGGGAAATACCGGTGGCTGTACGGGCTGGGGCCATCGTGCAGCCGGTGCGGGCCCAGCCAGTACGACATGCGCAGCCGCGCCACGGTGGCAAGCGTTACCTTGCTCACGCCAGTGGTGACGGCATACAGGTGGGCCTGGTTGTTTTCGTCAAACTCCACCACGCGGCCATCCGGGCTTGTCAGCACGGGCACCTGTTCCCAGCGCCGATACCACAGCTCCACCAGGCACAGCTCGCGGCGGGTTTGGTCGAACCAGCGTGATTCCTCTATGGTCCAGCCGCGCGCCTCGTTCCATGCGTTCTGCAGTCCCGTGGATGCGCCACCGTCCAAGGCCTGCATCACCGTGCTGTCGCCCCACCATTGGGAGCCATGGCGGCCGCACATGCGAATCACGTCCTTGTGCTTGGGGAAGGCGGCAATGATGCGCTCGGGGCGCAGCCAGCGGGAGCGGCGCAGCCAGCGCGATTTCTCCAGTAATGGATCTTCGGCGTTGCCCTGCATGTCCCAGTGAATCTCGTTGCGGTGCACCGTGCCACAGCGGTACGGGTACATGAAGGGGTCGCTCTGGCGCCCTACTTCCACCCAGCCGATGCCCACCGCCGCCATGGGGCGGAAGGCTTCGCCGCACGCATGGTCGGCGCGGCTGGCTTTCTCGGCCTGCTTGAGCTGGTAGCCCAGGGCGTCGGCCACATCCTGGCCACTGGGCCCACCATCGGGCGACACCTTCCAATCGGTGCGCGTGCTGGCCTCGTAGCCGGTCAGCGCGCGGATGGCTGGGCCCATCAAGTCCTCTACAGCGGGGGGGATGCCAACGGCGGCCTGCTTTTGCAGCAATTCGCTGTCCAGCTGGTTGCCGTCCACGTAGTCCATTTCCTTGTCCGCGTTGGTGCGCCAGGGTGCCTGTTCCTCAATCTCGCGCAGGATCTCCAGGTATTCCGGCAGCCGCATGTCCACGGGGAAATCTTCGGGGTCGGTGTAGTCGGGGTTGGTCATCATGGTGTGGCCTTACAGGCGCCAGTCGGGTGGCGGTGGTGGTTCGTAGTCGTTGTGGCTCTTGGCACCGATGGAGCCCAGCTCTTTCTGCTGCGCCCACTGGCGCAGGGCGTCCGCGCCTTCGCTGCAGCCGTTGGACTTGTCGGGCTCGTCAGAAAAGCGGTTGTCGGCGCGGTTGAATCGCTTGCGGTAGCCCTCGATGCGCGCAATGCCGTTCTTGCAGCGCGTCTTGTCGAAATACGCTGTCTTGAGGTGCTTGCGCGTGGCCTGAATGCCCGTAATCAGCTGGGTGATAAGGGGCACCACCTGGAACCTCTCGCCGGGCATCAGTGCCTCCAACTGCTCCTTGGTGCTATTGTTGTAGTCGCTCAGGCGCTTGTGGTTGGCATCGTGGGGCAGGTAGTGGATGCCGAACACATAGCCCAGCTTGCGCAGCTCGGCCACGTAGTAGCGCAAGTCCTCGTTATGCGCTTCCAGGTAGTTGATAAAGCGGTCCTCGCCGCGCAGCTCCTGGTGGAACCAGATCGCGCAGCCATCGCTGCGGCCAATGTCCCAAAACGTGTTGACCGGGGCATCCAGCACCAGCACATCACAGATGCCGCCACGCTTGCGCAGGGCCACCATGTCCTTGGCGTAGTAGTTGCCCTCGGTGGAAAGCTGGAAAGCCTCGTCGGGGGTGGATGGGTACTCCTGCCACATCCTTTCCTCGGCGCCCGAAAAGTCCGCCTGCTTTGTGGCGATGTACCAGGCGCGCTGGTCCGGGTCGATGCGGCACTCCATGGCCACCTCGATGCCGTCGAAGTATTCATGCTCCTGGGCTGTGATGGGCACCGTGCGGCTGTCCAGCCGGTACTTGGGCTCCTGCCACCAGGCATAGAAGTGAAAGCGGTAGTCCTTCGGGGTGAGTGGCAGCTTGGAAGCGTGCAGACTCTGGGCCTGCTCCACCATCTTGAAGAACTCACCTTCGCGGCCTTCGGCGGTGGACTCGATCACCAGAACGCCATTTGTAGGCACGGCGGGGATGGAGCCGGTGACGACTTCCTTGGCCTTGTCTGGGTACTTGGCGCAAATCTTCCCGAACTCGGACACATGCAGCCGGTGGATGGTGCCCGAGCGCATGGACGTGGCCACGCGGATGCTGCTGTTGTTGTGCGCAAAAAGCAGCTCGTCGGCGTTGTCGGCCTCCAGGGGGAATCGTTCGCGCAGCTGCTCGGGCAGATTCGTATAGGCGAATTTCACCTTGTCGCGGAAGATCACTTTTGCCGCGTCCCGGTCCTGGGCAATGATGCCGCAGCGCTGGTCGGCGTTGAACAGGGCATGGTCCAGCCACAAGATGGCAATCAGTGTTGTAAAACCTAGCTGGCGGGCTTTTAGGATCAGATTGCGGTGCCACAGGCGCTTGATGAATCGCCGCTGCGCCCGGTTGGGCTTGAACGGCATCACCATGGCCTCCTCGGCCTCGTCGTCGCCCTTGACCATGATCTTGTAAAGGCAGCCTGAGAACAGGCGCCACTCAGGATCTGCCAGCTTGCGGGCCAGGTCGGCCTCGTCCGTGGGCAGCGGAACAAGCGGCTCGTTGTGGGTGATACGGGGGACCAACTCGGACATGGTTCAGCCCTCGTCGTGCTCTGGGTCTTGCGCCACTGGCTTGAAAGCGCTGTCGGTGCCGCCTGTGATGGTTTTGAGCAATGCTGTGAGCGGGTCGGTCTTTTGCTCGTTGTCCTTCTCGTACAGCCCAAGGTGCTTGAACACCATTTCGAGCGCTGCAGTCTTGTTGTGCGTCTTTATCTCGATGCCTTCCTTGGTCTGCTTTGCTCCTGCATAGAGCGAAGCAGCCGCATGGCTCAGGTTGCGGGTATCACACAGCACGACACGGGCATTTCCATCGCCGCCGCATTCAGGGCAGCTATGAAATGGCGCCAGCAGCGGATTGAAGCCAATGCCGCCCTTTTCATCAAAGTCCGCAGGGTTGTTGCCCTTTTCCGCCCACTGCTCACGGTCACGGTTCATTTCGCCCACGGTGCGCTGGTACCGGTTGCCCTCTCCATAGCAGTAGCGGCAGCACCCGACTTTCACCTGCACCAGTTCACGCGCATCGGCAGTGGCAATGC